GAGTAATCTTTGATTTGTTAGAAATTTATCTAATTTTGGCAATATGAAAATAAAACTTAAAGAATCTCATTTTTGGATTGGTTTATTTTATTTAACCATTCTAATAATAATCAACAATTTATGAATCACAAAAAAATTAAATTATCAGGATTAAAACCTAACGATGATAATCCAAGACTATTAAAAGATAGTAATTGGGAAAAAATATTAAATAGCGTAAAGGAGTCACCTGCATTCATGGAATTAAACCCTATTAAGGTCAACGAAGAGATGTTGATACTTGGAGGAAACCAACGCTTCAGGGCTTGTGAATTTCTTAAATGGGAAACAGTTCCTTACCAAGTATTCACCAAAGCTATGGCAATCATTAACAATGAGAGCAGAATAAAAAATGGATTGAGTGAAGCAACATATGAAGAACAATGTGAAGAATTTATAATTAAGGATAATGTTAGTTATGGAGATTGGGATTATGATATTCTTGCTAATAAATGGGATTCAATAAACCTTGACCATTATGGAGTTGATGTTTGGCAGCAACCTTCAGAAGATTTTTTTGAGGTGGATGAAGAAGGTAATTCAAAAACCAAAAAAGAACCAAAAGCATCAGATGATGATTACTCAGTTTTCGAGTTAATTATGAAGCATGAGAATAAAGTTTTATTATTAGATACACTAAGTAAAATAAAAACCGAATATGGTTTTGAAAAACAAGAAGAAGCATTAATTGAAATAATAAGAGTATATCAAAACAAATAAAATATGCAAACAAAAAAGAAGGTATTAGTAATAGGTGGAACTTCAGGGTTTGGGCTTGGTATCGTGCAGGTATTAAATGAGAACGGCATTACAGCTATAGGCTTTGGTACAACATCTGAATTCAAAGTTGATGTAACAAATGAAGATTCAATAGAAAAATTATTTGAAGATGTTGGTAACTTTGATGCAGTTGTTTACGCTTCAGGTATTGCAATAGGAAAAAGCTATGTAGCAGAAAAAAGTATCATCGAAATGGAAAAGGTAATTCAAGTTAATACCATTGGATTATTAAAAGCATTAAGATACGCATACACTCCTCTGAAAGCCTCACAAGGACATTTCATTTACATTGGAAGCATAGCAAGTCAATTGAGTTATGTTGGTGGGGCTGATTACTGTGGTTCAAAGGCGGCTTCATCTACCATAATGAAAACCATAAGGAAAGAATGGTTAGGTTCAGGAATAAAAACTTGTACAATTGAATCAGGTTTAGGTAATACCAATTTCTTGGAAAGGAGGTACAACGGTGATAAGGAGAAAGCACATGAGCATCACCGAGGAATTAGAGCAATTGAACCTAAAGACATGGGTGAACTTGTTTTGTCTATCCTGAACCTTCCTGACCACCTCAATATGGATGAAGTGGTGTTTAAGCCAATTGACTTTGCATCACATGGAATTTCAATAAAAACTATAAAAAACACTAAACAATTTTAAGGATGAAAAAGCTAACAGTAACAAAAAAATATTTTGGCTTAATTCAAGATGATGGAGCAGGAACGATAATTTACGGCTTTGAAAATATTACTGAAACAAGAAAGGCTGACAGCATAACAATCCCTGAAATAGGTGGCGGTTATGGGTATGTAAATGTCGGGAAGATTACGGTAATTGACCAAGGACTAAGAGTTGATGTTCATGCAGGCAGTTGGTTTTCTTTTCGCTATGGTGCAGACATAATTTTCATGTCAGGAAGTTACAGGGTTGCAATATGGCAGAGAATAGGATATTATGGAATGAACGCTTCAGGGCTTGTGGAAACTTTTGGTAGACTAAATTATATTGATGGATGTAAGGATACTATGCTTTGCTCACCAATTATGAAAGGGAATCCATGTTTAAATGCGCTATATATGCCTGAAAATGTTCATCAAACGATGCATACTCACCCATCTACTCGGTCAGGTTTCATCTTTGTAGGTGGAGCAACAGCAATAACACTTGATGGTGAAATAAAACTTGAAGCAGGTATGATTTTCTTTCTTCCTGCAGAAGTTAAACACAAGTTCAGGAGCGACATTGGGAAAGATATTATGATGAAGTTGGTAGCTTACCATCCTGATTCAGACTTTGGAGCAACAGATGAGGTTCATCCAATGATTAACAGAACTATAGTTGATGGTGTTTCAGCAAGTGACATCAAGGAAATACAAACTAAGAACGTAAAACGTGATTAATGGCAACAAGAAAGAAGGAATTTAGTGATAAAAATACTTATGATGCAGGATTAGATAGAATCAGATATTTGTTTGATTCATTTGACAACATCATAGTGAACTTTTCAGGAGGAAAGGACAGCACTTGTATTTTGAATATGTCCTTACAGGTAGCAAGGGAAAAAAAGCGTAAGCTGAATGTGCATTTTTACGATGAAGAAGCAATACATCCACCAACAATTGAATATGTTGCAAGGGTATCAAAACTACCTGAAGTTGATTTAACTTGGTATTGTTTAGAATTCAAACACAGGAACGCTTGCTCTATTGAACATCCATATTGGTATGGATGGGATAAGGATAAAGCTGATTTATGGGTTAGAGATATGCCTAAACTTGACTGTGTAGTTAAGGAACATCCAAAATTTAAGAAAGGTCAAAGTTGGCAAGAGTTCAGCGAACTTGTACCAAAAAGAAGTGAAGGTTTGACAGTTACTCTTACAGGTGTGAGAACACAAGAAAGCTTCAGGCGAATGAAAGCAGTATCAGTTAAAAAGAATGATAATTATATTGCAAGAAGTGGTCACAAGGCTATAGCCCATCCTATTTATGATATGAGCAGTCAAGATGTTTGGCTATGTGTTCATAAATTTGGTTGGGATTATAACAAGACCTATGACATAATGAATCAAACCAAGTTATTCAATGGGTTTTTGGCTCAAAGGGTTTGTCCACCATTTGGTGAGGAGTCAATGCGTGGTTTATGGATGTATAGTGAATGTTTTCCTGAAATGTGGCACAAGATGCTTGGCAGATGCGAAGGAGTTTCAACAGCTTGGAGATATGCTAATACTGAAATCTATGGGTATGGCAAAGTGCAAAAGCCTGAAGATATGACATTTAAAGAATGGTCAAGCATCTTGATTGATACCTATGATACAGTGGCTATAATGGAAGTTAAAAGGAATATAAACTCATTAATTAAAAGGCATTACGACAAAACAGATGACAAACTTCCTGATGGTGAAGTACATCCTCTTACAGGTACAGGTTGGAGGTTTATTTGCAAACTTATAATCAAAGGTGATTTGAGGGGGAGAACAGGTCCGACTTTAGAAAATGCAGCAATGACAGCACAAAAGAAATTAGGAATTAATAGCTTTGATGAAGCGGTTATGCGATTTGGAAGCACAGCATACAAAAACAAACGATTTAAAAAAATGAAAAAATGAAACAACCTTTAGATAAAATCACTTGGTTAGATAGGGAGAAATTAAAACCAAACGGTTACAACCCTAACAAAGTTGCTCCACCTGAATTAAAGCTACTGAAAATATCAATTATTGAAGATGGTTGGACACAACCTATTGTAATAAATCCTGACTTCACTATTGTTGATGGATTCCACAGATGGACTGTTTCAGGGCATAAAGAAATCTATAGCTTAACTGATGGCAAAATACCTACTGTGATGCTCGAAAATAAAAGTAAGTCAATGATGCAAATGGCTACAATAAGACACAACAGAGCGAGGGGAACGCATGGAGTAATACAAATGAGTAACATAGTTGTTGACATGGCTAAGGATGGAGTACAAGGAGAACAGATGATGTTGCTATTGGGTATGGAAAAAGAAGAAGTTATCAGATTACTGTTTAAGGCAGGCATCCCAAAAAGTGAGGTATTTAAAACAGGTGAATTTTCAAAATCTTGGACACCAAAATAATTTATTATGACAGACATATCCGACACTAATAAAAAGAATCTACTTGAAGCACTTGAGAAATCACTTGGGGTTGTGACAACAGCCTGCAAAAATGCAGGATTACATCGCTCTACTTATTACGAGTACTACAACAATGATGAAGCGTTTCAATCTAAAGTTGATGATATTCAAAATATAGCAATTGACTTTGCGGAAAGCCAACTGCATAAACAAATATTAGATGGAAATTCAACTTCAACTATTTTCTTCCTGAAAACAAAAGGTAAGAAACGAGGGTACATTGAACGAAGTGAAATAGCACATGAGGTATCAAGCAGTCAATTTAATTTTATCGTAGAAGGTGAAGAGCCTGAAGAAAGTTAATCCACCTTTTAGGATAAGTAAATTATTCTATAATAATTATATTATACCTGAAGGTAAGGATTTAACCATAAATAGAGGGGGTACATCAAGTGGTAAGACATATACACTATGTCAAGTACTTATATTAACAGCAGAACAAAATCCTAATAGCGTTATAACAGTTGTAGGTCAAGATATACCAAACCTTAAAAAAGGAAGCATTAGAGATATGTTAACTATTGTTAACGGCTCACAATGGTGTAAGGAAAGGATAAAGGTTTACAATAAATCAGAACGAATTTTCTACTTTCAAAATGGTTCAGTAATAGAATTTAACTCATATGATGATGAGCAGGATGCAAAGAATGGGAAACGTGACTTTGCTTTCTTCAATGAAGTTAATGGCATAAGTTATGAAATATTTGAAGCTATCTATGTGAGGACTCGGTTACATACTTGGGTTGATTTTAACCCATCTTCTGAATTTTGGTTAAAAGAAAAAGACTTTGAACATAGGTCAAATGTGAGAACCTTAAAGTCTACATTCAATCACAATCCTTTTTTAGACCAAAAGACAATCAACAAAATATTAAGCTATGAGGTAACACCTGCAAACATTGAAAACAGAACAGCAGATGAATACAGGTGGAAGGTTTATGGGCTTGGTGAATATGCAGCAAGGGAAGGAGTTATCTTTAAAAGGTGGCAACGAGGCAAATTCCCTGAAGATATTGATTTTGGTTATGGAGTAGATTGGGGCGTTGAAGACCCATTTGCATTCATTAAGGTTGCAATTGACCACAGCAAAAGAAAAGTATATTTGAAACAAATAACATATCAAAGCGGTTTATCTTCTTCAGCTATATTAAAAGAAGTTAAAAATGAGGCAACAAAAGAAAATTTAATTGTCTGCGATAATGTTCAAAAGGTTTCAATAATGGATTTAAGGGAGTCAAATTATAATGCGATTCCCTGTTTTAAACCAAGAATATCTGAGCGCATTAGATGGGCTTTAGATTACTTGATAATAGTAGATGATAGCCCAAACATTGAAGACGAACTGAACAACTATGAATGGGCAAATAAAAAAAGTGAGCAACCCGTAGATAAATTTAATCATGCGATGGATGCATGGATGTATTATTTTGTTTGGTGGAGAATGAATGTTATGCCCGACATAATTTAATAATTTATAGATTTGTAAAAAACAAGGAATGGGATTTTCAAATTGGTTTAGAGGGTTGAGAAACCAACCGAATAAAATAATGAGCAGCTTTTTCTATCAACTTGGAGGTGCATTTGCTGCTGACAATATAGAGGATAAAGTAGCTGTTTCAAACGGCTACATGGGTTCTGAGAAATGGTACTCAATAAGTAAGAAGGCAGCAGAAGTATCAGCAGGTTTACCTTATCGCTTGGTAATTGAAAGAGAAAATGGTGAAGATGAAGTGGTGACAAGCGGTGACTTATATGACAAAATATTCAATCCAAATGAAGAGCAAAGCCTTAAAGAATTATTTGAAGAGCAGTTAATATACTACTTCACAACAGGAGATTCATATTTTTACTCACCTATTGAATCAATTGGTTACACATCCAATTCAATTATTGGTTTGCCTCCTCAATTAGTTACTGCTAACATGGTGACAGAGGGAAGCGTATTATCTAAAGTTAAAAGCTATACGCTTGAAGATTTACAAAGCATAAACATTCTACCTGAAGAAATGCTTCACGTTAGAATGACTAATCCAAGCGTTAACGGCATTCTAAATCGTGAAGGTTTATCTCCTTTGAATGCAGGTTACAACAAACTGAAGGCTTCAAATAATTCTTCAGTAGCATTGGCATCATACTTTGAAAATAGAGGTGTAGCGAACTTAATAAGCGCAAACCCAACAGCAGCAAATAGCGGCTTAACAATGACATCAACAGACAAGCAAAGCCTTCAACAAGGGTTGAAAGAGCAGCTTGGGGGCGCACATAGAATGAATGGAAACTATGTTACCAAATCAGCAGTAACAGTTAATCAGCTTGGTGCAAGTTCATCTGATATGCAGATGGTAGACAATGACATTCAACTACTTAGAAGCCTTGCAAACCTAATAGGAATGCCTTCAGTATTATTTAATGACCCACAGAATAGCACATGGTCAAATTGGAAGGAAGCTGTAAGAACTATGTACAATGATGTAGCGATTCCTTCAGGGCAAAAGTTTGTAGATGGTTACAACAGGTCAATCGTAAAAGAGTTCAGAGAACGTGAAGGGATAGAATATAAATTAAAAATATTCAAGGAAGAAATTGATGCGTTAAAACCAAGCAGAGATGAAGTTGAAAGGTCAATAAGCGACCAAGTCAAGCAAGGAATTATATCAAGGCAAGAAGCAAGAATAAAATTAGGAATGGAACAGTACGAAGGAGCAGGTAAAGAAGAGATGGATATTCCAACAATACAAACCAATCAAATACCTATAAGCGATGCGAGTAATAAAATCAACTGATTTAGATAACAAGGTGACAAAAGAGTTTTTAAAGCGTGAATTAGAAAAAAGAAAAGAAGCGATTAAAACCCAAAAAATTATAAAAAAATGAATATCAAGAACCTAATTAAAAACAAAAAGGAAGCTATTAAGCTGAAAAAAGCTGAACTAAAAAAAGCTGACATTATTGAATCAGGAAACTATTCGTTAAAAACTGAAGCGTTTAAAGATGTTGAAGATACTGATACAGAATTATACAGGACAATAGTAGGAAACACTTATGGCTTTATGGACTCACATGATGATGTACATATGAAAGGTATCTTCACCAAGACAATAAAAGAAAACGGTGAAAATGTTTTGCACCTTCATGACCATGTACATCAATTATCTGCCAAAGTTGGCACACCTTTAAAAGTGTATGAACAGGAAGTAGAGTGGGCTGAAGTAGGTTTAAATAAAGCAGGAAAGGCAACGGCACTTTTAATGGATAGCAGAATTGAAAAAAGCAGGAACGAAAATATTTTTACTGACTACAAAACCAATTCAATTAACCAACATTCAGTTGGTATGCAGTACATGAAACTTGAGTTAGCTGTGAACAACCCTGAAGAAAAAGAGGAGTATATGGTTTGGGAAAGGTACAAAGACGAAGTAATCAACTTAGAAAAAGCTATTGAGAAGGGTTTCTTTTGGGCAGTAACTGAAGCAAAATTAATTGAGATTAGTTGCGTAATTAAAGGAAGCAATGAATTAACGCCAACCTTAGAGG